GGGCTATTATAGCCCCAAATCGGCACTTGTCAAGCCCATTTCTCACAATTCATCATCATTATTTTTGCTGAACCTATTACCGAGCAGTGTATTTGAGTTACGATACAGTATTGAGTCTGTCAAACGCTCTACTGCTTTAGTTACCGCAGCTACCGCGGTCAGCATTTCATTGTTTAATTCAAGCAATTGTGCATCTTTTCTATCTAAGCGCCGCAGCAATGATTGCAGCACATGCCAGCAGGCAATATAGCCCGCTAACATGATCGCAATGATTACTGGACTACTCTCAGCAACACGATTTATGAATGTGAGGTTGTCCACGCTATGCACTCCTTCTTGTCCAACGCACATACAAATTACCTGCCGCAGAATTGATTGTCCCTGCGCTTATGTTTTGTTGCACAACTGCTAGTGTGTTAGCTGAGCCTGTCCCCATGCCAGCTAGAGCATGAAGTATTAGTCCACCATTATGAAATCCAGTACCAGGATCATACGATACCTGCACCTGATCACCTTGACGCATCCCTGCTACAGTGTGTGTAACAACACTATAACTACTTGGTCCTTGTGATATGCCACTAGGATAGTTAATCAGAAACTCTTTTACACGTGATCCCCACTTATATTGCCCACCAAACAGTACACGAGGCGTTTGCGCACGTGCAGGCACATACAGGCGTAACGCTTTAAGCCTGCCAGTGATCGGAGAAGCGCCTTCACCAAGCACACCAATGAATGCAAACTGTGCACTAGGATGTAATGTAATACGCTGATGCTCATAATAGCGCTGTGCTGTTTCATTGGTTACTGGCGTTGTAGCATCAAAGTTAGTGCCCGCCGCCCACCAGCGCGCTGTTGCATTGTACACACAACTCATGCCAGCAAAGCGCACAGGCACTAGGCTACCTAATTCATTCTGTGATCCATCCCACTGTGCGACAACCATCTGCATATTGCTGCCACCAACTGCTAAAGAGAACTCTTTGCAGGATGAACAGTCAACAATGAAGCCTAATGCATATGCACCATTAACACCAACATCATTAGTGGTTAATTCAAATGCATCACGTCCACCAGTCAGCACCATAGCATCTAGTGTAGCACCAGCAGCAGTACCAAATAGAATGGCTAACTTTTCAAAGGCTTTGCCACCAACTTCAATTTCTTCATCGAAGTATGCAGCTTCACGCACAGATGGAACATCAGCAACAAGACGTTGTGTTTCTTCAACACCACCCATTTGATGCATGACACGTACAGTACCGCCAGCACGTGTTACTGCTGCATCATAGTCAACGCTCAGATTGTAACCCCATGATCCAACATATGCAACATCATAGAAGCAGTCTTGTGCATTAGCCATGTGACGTGCTGTGAAGTTTGTGCAGGCTTCCATGCGCATGTCATGCGCAACAATGCCACGACCAGCTACTTCAACAAGGAACGGAATAGCATCACGATAGTTACTGCCATCGCTATTACGGCGCTGCAATTCAAACGATGGCGCGTAAAATACATGCTGATTATGCAAGTCATAGCTTAGAATATCTGCACGTGATAGCCGCACACCAAAGCGTGATAGCGACACATTAGTGCTGCTACTATTTGCAAAGTGACCGCCGAAGTAACGATTAGCATTATTCCACGAGCCTTCGCCATCAGTGCGAATGTCTATACCATAACGACAATCAACAATCTGACCAATGAACAGCAAGTTATCTTCAAAGCCGTGTGCTAAGCCAGAAGTAGTGCCAGCAGCAGCACCTAGTGTACGCAAGCCAATAGTAAAACCTTTGATGCGACGAATGTTTATGTAACAGTTATCACAGTTACGTGCCAACACACCAATGTCAGACTCGCTACTCCAATCAGTTGTTGCATTGTTCTCGATGTGGATACCGTCAAACCACTTATACTGCACACGTGATGTGTTATTAGCGCTGCCAATGGTCAAGGCAACACCTGTACCATAATACACAATCTTTCCGCGCATGATTAAGCCCGCAGCGGCAGCAGGTAGCGTCAATGGTGAATTGACACGATACACGCCATCAGGTATAATAGCCAACTTTCCCTGCGATGCAGCAGCATTGAACAGATTTTGCAAATCAGCTTGCGCATCAGTAACGCCAGTGAAGTCTGCTCCAAAGTCACCAGCATACAAGCCTAACTCAGCCATCTTGTTAGACCATGAACGCTGCTCAGCGCCTGTACCTACTTGCGTAAAGTACACTCCAATGGTGCCAATGTTCGCTTGCAGCGCACTGATTTCATTCTTCGCAAACTCTAGCTGCGCTTTCAGACCAGACTTAGAAACTGGCGCTGTAGTAATGAAATCAGGATTGATGTTACTTACCATTGTTATCTCCTGATGGAGCCGGTTATGTAATACATTTGCAAGGCTACAAATGCAATGTAAGCGTTGCTTTCGCCAGTTATACGCATACGCATTGAATTAAACTTAGCTGGCCATGCATATAGCTGCGCATTGTTTGCTGGACGTGCTGCAACATCAACACCAGCAGGTATTTCAGTCATTTGAAACGGCATTGACAATTCTGGCTGCAAGAAATCATCAATGAACATTTGCAGAGAGAATGTGCCATTGCCTTCACAAATCACTGATGCATATTTTGAATACTTCAATAGCCCTGTCGAACGCATATCTGACCATGGTGTAGCAAATGTATATGGTATTGGTACACCTACAGCATTAGACAATTCTTCCCAACCAGTGTTATCATCCCATAGCTGACCAGTATCCCATGGCTGTGTGCCGCCAATAGAATAGTCATTGTACAATGGATTGTACTGATTGTGATAGAAGAACACCTTCACACCTTGTGCAAGGAAGATGCGTCCTTCTGTTGTACGACAACCACAACGATACGCCATCTGATCGAAATACGCCCACGCATTAAACTTCTGCGCACGATCAAAGCAATACACGAACACATTGTTATCTGTGTTCACTGCTACTGTGTCGCTCTTGGGCACGAAGAACATGATATGCTGCGCAATGCGATCATGGATAGCAAACACATGCTGCTCTAGCTGTGCTTGTGTAAATGGGGCGAGTGCTTGTTGTAGGTCTGTGCCGATTAAGGTGCTTTCTCGTGTAGGTGACAGCTTAGCAGTCAGTGCGGCACGTTGTACTCCGGCCATGCCAGCCTGATCAAGCAGCAAAATGTCATCACCAAGAGGCACTAAGCAGCGGTGACTGATACTCCCATGATTTTCGATTACATCTTCCACATCAGGAATATGGTTTGGCGTAGTTTCTGTATCATATACACCTAGTTTAATAGCAAGCAATGTTTCGCTAAATGATACTATTAGAGTATCACGAAATGCAGCAATTCCAGTAATGTCAGGGCTACCGCGATTGATATACGTGTTTGTTATGAAATTAACTGCGTCATTATCAACACCTGGATCACCAACAAACGTGCCTGCAACGGCCTTCATACCGATGTACAGCGTTGTCTTGTCAGTGGGCGTGGTGCATAGGATTAAGTAATTGTTGCATGTAGCACAGAACTTGGCAATAGGTACATTCACGTTGCTACCAGTACCTGCATCATACAAATATGTACAAGCGTAGTTAGGCTGCATACGCAATGGTTTATCAACACCATTGCAGATGATTAGATCACCAGCAAATTGGGTAAAGCTAACAAATGTTAGATTGTTAGACCAACCAGTAGGTGAATTGTTTCCACTAGGCGCTACACTATTATCTGCAATGGTATCATCCCAACGCAGTGTCACAACGCCAGATGCATTGATGCTTACAATCTTACCATTTTTACCTACTGCGATAATTGCAGTATTATAGTACTCCATTGCAATGATTTCATCAAGTACACCTGTTACATCAGCAAACACTGATGTGCCATAGCGCAAGCGCAGTCGGCCATTAGTATCTGGATACAGATTACGGCACTCGACAATGAAGCGTGTAGATAAGTTAAGAGGCGTGTCGAACGTATTCAATCCACCCTTAAACTCTCTAGCCTCTCTAATGCGCATCTTCTCGACATTAGGTATTTGTCGAGTAACACGCAATGATGGATTACGATTAGCACGTATTAGGCGCATTACCGTGTCTCCCACCATTCATCAATACCGTTTGGATTAGTCCTGCGCGGATCAAGCACAATGACTGCGCTATCAAAGCGACGAATTATTTGCGCCAATCGTGTTTCAAATGCTGCTTGGTGTTCGGCAGTTTGTGCCGCATTTGCTGCATCGGTTGCTGAATACTTAAATGCAGCACCATTGATTAGCACCCATTCATCAAAGGGTACAACTACTGATGGCACAGTAAATAGATCAGGCGGATCAACACGCACACGCACACGTATAGGTTTATCCACCGTTGTTACAGACGTAAGTGGCCAAATACGAAACAGCTTGTTGCGTTCAGGATCATCAACAACATTCAATGGTTCAATGAAACGTGGCGTAGTACCATTTATGCGATAAGGATTTTCAATCATGGATAACTGATCCATGGGGCGCGGATTTACACCATAGTACACAAATTGTACGTCTTGCCAACCTTGTGATGCGTTAGCAATAGTGCCAACAATTTTGCCGGTGGTGCCATCTAACTGATGGTTTTCCCATCGCATTAGATGATCCCACCAGCGTTCCATGCGCACAGTTTCATACACTTCACGCACTTTGTCACCAATAGCATCCTCTGCGTATAGCTGAGTGCTAGGGCCAGCAACCATTCGCAAAGCACGTATTGTTGCTTGTATGAGCGAAGCATACGAAAGAAATGCCATTACACAGTCCTTGCTGAAAAGAGCCTGCCAGTGATTGTAGCACTGACAGGCCAAGTTAGCAGCTACAGCAAAGGCTACACGTTATGCAGCAAACTGTGCATTACCGTGTAGGTTCGAAGTATCGGCAACATACCGAACTTCAAACGTGTTTGTACCATCAGGAAGGACGGTGACAGGCAGGTACGTGCCACGCACATCTGCGTTCGTACCAGTAGGAGTCGTTGCATTAGCAAGACCAGCAACGAACGTACCAGCGTTTGCACTAGCAGCGTTGTTCTTGATTTCATTAACCATAGCCTTACCCTTTTCAGGCAAGCCCATCAAGTTAGTGAAACCAACATCAATGGTGACGGCAGCAGTAGCGCCCCACGCAATGTTGTCAATGTAACGGAATGCTTTCACACCAAGCACTGCCGTAGCGCCGTTAAGCGTAAGCACTTCTTGCATACGCTGACCAAGATAGTCGCGGCCAGTGATTGTTACCTGCGATGTTGCAGCACCAGAAGCAACGACACGAATGCCGCGACCCCACTTGCCCATCTGCGCTTCACTCGCAACATATGCGGCATTGAATACGCTGGTATTACCAGCAGACGCAATACTTTGTGCGGAAAGAAATGCAGTGTTGTTCGCAGCAAGTGGTGCACCAAACTCAGCAGTGATCAGATCATCACCTTCAATGCCGGAAGTGTACGCCTTTCGACGCACATTCATACGAACACGCTGAGGATGAAAAGTAGCAATACGACGCGGCATGTGTTAGGCCCTCCTTGTCACACGAACATCACGAGTGTTTTTGATCACGTGCTGTTTGAGATCGAGCATACGTTCGATTTCAATTGGCAAACCAGTGTTGAGATCAATCTCAAAGTTTTCGCTCTCAACAATGCCAGCACGTGCCATGTCTCCTTTAGTGCGGAACCATACACTATGTCCATGTGGAAAGTACACCATGTAACTTTCCGACACAATTTCTGGTTCTTTGACTTCGATGAATGACTTACCGAAGTTTGGATTAGCGATCATCTCGCCATCTTCATCTTCGATTTCAGTCACATCTTTATCTTTGTTACGCTTGTACACAGTATGAAGTACTTCACGATCATGCAGTACTTCAATCTGAAAGCGCTTTGCTCTACGTTGTGTCATGATATTACCCCGTTGTACCGTTACGAAGGACTGCGTGTGTACGGAAGCACTTCCAATTACAGAAGTTACCTTGCCACACAATACGCTTACCAATCGCGTCAACAGTCCAAGGCGCAACCAAGTCCTTAGTACGCATATTCACACCCTTGAGGATGTGCGCACGAAGGTACGTGCTATTGATAAAGTATGCACGGTTGACACCGCAATCTTCATCATACAGCATTGGAATGCCATTGTGCGTAACGCCTTCAAAGCCAAGGTCATACATGCCCTTGCCTTTGCTAGACTGATCAAGCGTGATCGTCACTTTGTCACGCACCGCTTGACGATACATGCGAAGGATGTTACGCCCAATAATGATCACATCTGGCTTGTCGCTTTTCAGCTTCAAGTCAAGCAGAACATCATCAAACGCTTCTTCGATGTTTGTAGGATCAAGCGCACCAGCAAATTGATATGCAGACGTGCGCCACTGTTGCTCTACTGCACGCGACAAGCCACCGAGTGTTCCTGTAGTCGGATCATCAGGGATCAAAGCAGCAAGCCCAAGAGGATCAGTACCAGTGCCAGCACCGTACAGATACTCACTAAACTTCTCTTTGATTGACATTTCCAACACATTCAGCTTCTCAGTCAAGATTTTGAACAGAGCAGCTTCACCAGTGTTTTCGTCAACTTCTTGATCAGACACAATCAACGTACCAGCAACACGCGACCAGCCGTAGCCAATCGTAGTGAACTCACTGGTTTCGTTGACAGGTACTTCATCGTAGTATTGATACGATGCTACGTTTGGATTACGTCCAAGCGTAAGTGGATTAGTGATGTTAGCACCACCATTCTCCAACTCCACCTTATCATTAGCCATAGCCCATGCAACAAGTGCATTAGACTTAATAGAGGCCATGATAAGTTTGCGACGCGATCTATCAAGCAACGAGTGGATCATAGTATCAAGCGTACCACCCGCTGCAAATTGACTGTTGATCATGTTGTCCTCACAGGTTATCTACGTTGAAACCAGCATCACGCATGACTGATTTAACAATATCACGTGATGATGCTGTATGGTTCTCAGGGGCAGCACGGCGCGGTGCATTGGGCACGTTGCCGGTCATGGATGGAGCAGGCATACGTGCATTGTTAGCACGTGGTTGTTGCCGGCCTTGTGGCGCTGATTGCATCTGATTTCGCACAGATGTATTCAGGTCTAATCCACGTTGCAGTGCAAATGCTTGCACATGCAATGCTGCCTCACGCAGTGTGAGGGTCTGATCAGCATTTAGCAGTGATATAATCTCTGCTTGCTGATTACGCGCCCACGGCATAGCAGTGTATAGCGCGTTTAATTCTCTATCAACATTCGCTGCTGCTTCTGCTTCACGTGTAGCAGCTTCACGGTCTTGTTTGAATGGGGATACGGTTTCTTCGATCATACGGCGGATAGCCGCCATGTCAACCGTGCCGCCCAATTCTTCACTAGCATAGCCCATTGCCCGGAACTCTGTCAAGATAGTTTTGACCGCTTCGACGGGATTTTCTTTCCAGTGCTTAAAGAATTGCAATGCATTAGATACCTCTGCATTGTTCAATCCTAATTCACGTGGCAATGACGCAGCTTCACGATATGCTTGCACTTCTGCTTGTGCGCGTACAAGATCAGTGTTAAGCGATTCAACTTGTGTGCGATATGTGCGCGCTGCTTCAAAGAAGCGACGCTCATTGCCAGCCTTTGCAATTACTGCACCAGATACAGGATCAACTAAGTCTCCTGCATTGTTGGCAGGCAAACGACCGCGCGGTGACTGGTTGCCTTGCGTGTCTTGCCCTCCCTGCTTGTGTTCTTTGCTATGCTGTGCCGGAGTGCGTTGGCTATTGCTTCCGTCATTCGGTGCTGATGCACGTTCCTTGCTTTCATCACTTTGCTGTGTAGTTTCCTCTGCTTCACCTTCAATGGTCTGTTGTGTATCTTGCTCATTGGCTTCATCCTCTGGCTTTGTGCCAAACATGGAGTCAATTTTATCTTCGATCCTAGAACCACTCATTGCATTGTCCTTTGCTGTTGCGCCGGATTGTTGTTGCTAACCATTCGCAGTACTTCCGGCAATGCTTCTGCGACTGGTACTCCACGTGCTAATGCAGTGCCTAGTGCCTGCTTAGCTTGTGGTGGCAGTGAGTCAATTATTGCAGCTAATTCTTGCAATGCGGGCGCACCACCACCACCACTACCAGGTCTGCCAGCATTATCAGTGCGACCCTTCTGCAATGCAGCTTGTGCTTCTTGCTTCATACGATCCGCCCAATTATCTGGCAATTCCAATTCATCAAACGCTTCTTCAAACATAGTAAGCGTTGTTTCAAGTACAACACTTGGAGCAAACTGTGCCATCTGTGATAGCAGC